TAGGGTCGGCGGATGTCGAAGCACCGGAACGCCCGGCCGGTCTGCGCCACCAGATCGACAAGCACCTCGATCTCGCCGGCCTCTGCCCGGGTCATCCGGCCCAGAATGATATCGCCCTGCCAAAGCCGCACGCCGATGTCGGCGCCAAGCTGATCGCCCCCGCCCGTGCGGTTGTACTCGGCTACGGGCGGGCATCGCATCGTCATGTCCGCGATCGGGAGCTTGTACATGAACTCCGTCCGGTTCAGCATGGCCTGCAATGGCATCAGCCGACCCTCGCCGGATCACCGAACACCCGCCGAAACGATTGCGGGAAGACATCCCGGTCATAGATGCGCAGCGCCAGGCTGACCGCATCGGACACCATGTTTTCGATCTCGCGATTGCCGCGCGCGCCGCGCACGTCGATCACAAAGGTGGTCTCTCCGCCACCGCCGGTCTTGCCGCCGCGCCCGCCCTCGCCGCCGATCATCCCGCCCGCGGCATAGCGGGGCAGGGGCGCCCCGGCGTTCATCGCCTCGAGCACGGGCCGGTACCGCTGGGTCGCCGCCGCCGTCACGATGAACTCGCCGGCCGAGCCCAGGATCGGCACACGGTCCGCCGTCCCGTCGCCGGGCCCGTGGATCATCCCGCCCCGCGCGAAGCCCAACAAGTCGCCGAGGTCGCCCAGGATCGACGTCCCCCCGAAGAGCCCGCCAAACGGCCCCTGTCCGAACAGCGCAGCCTGCAGCACCGCTTCGGCCAGCGCGGCCGCCGCGTTGCGCGCGGCCTCCTCGACGCTCTGCGCGCCGGTGGCAATCCCCATCAGCGAGGACTCGGCCGTCTGCGCGAGGTAGTCCCACATCTCGGCCGTCGCCTCCGAGGCCTGCCGTTCGGCCTCGCGCGCCGCGATCAGCGCGGTGACCTCGGCCCGCTCGGCCTCGGTCGCGCCGGCCAGCGTCTCGCGCTGGCGGATCAGCTCCTGCTGGACGGGGTCGGTTTCGCGCAGGATGTCGAGCTCTTCCTGCAGCTTTTCGATCAGCTCGCCCACCGCGTCCCGCTCGGCCCGCGCCGCGCCGGCGCCACCGCCGCGACCACCGCCGCGACCACCGCCGCCGACGGTCGGGGGCGGGACAAAGCCGAAGTCGATGTCGGTCGGACGCGCCTCTGGCCGGCCCGGCGGCGCGGCATCGGCGGGCAGGCCGGCGGCAGGGAACGTTCCCGGCCCGCCGACGGGCAGCGGCCCCGTGGCATCCATGCGATAGGCCTGCATCGCACCGACGGCATTCCACAGCTGCTGTGCCAGCGCGGAGGCGTTGTAGATCGCGTGGCCCAGCCAGCCCGCGTCGGGCTCGATCCCAGCGAGGGTCGCAATCGCCGTCTGCGCATCGATGGCGTAGTCGGCAACAGTCCGCAGGGCGCCCGACAGGCGCCCGGCGCTGTCCGTCGCGCCATCCATCCCGCCTTCCATCTCGGCGGCCCGCAGCGCGATCATCGCAGCCTGGCGCGCTACGGCAGAAAGCTCGGCCGGAATTTCCTCGATCGAGCCAAAGACACGGATGAAGGCCTCGTTCAACGCGATCGCCGCTTCGACCTGTGCGCCGACGGTCGGTGCTTCGGCCAAGTCCCTCAAGGCGTCGACAACGGTCGCGGCCTGCAGATCGGTCAGACGCAGGTTATCGCGCAGTTCAAAGAATGTTGCGTCGATTTCCTGAACGATCCCACCCGTCGTGACCGTCAGGCTGTCCGACAGTCCGCCGAAGCTTTGCGTGATATCGTCGACGGCTGCATCGAGCGCACGCACCGCGTCAACCCGCGCCCAGGATTCGAGGATCGTTGCGACTTCGCCTGCCTTTCCAGCCGCGCCGCCGAAGCGCGCGACAAGCTCGTCTGTGCCTGCAGCCGCCAGCGCCGACGCATCGCGGTAGGCGGCGACGGCAGCGCTCAGATCGTCGATGCGCTCCTGCAGTGTGATCGCAGGCTCGCGCGCCGAGGTCAGCCACTGGATGATGGCACCACCGGCGGCAATTGCGCCGATGGTGATCAGATTGATCGGCGAGAGCATCCCCACAAAGGCCGCGCCCAGCGCGCGGGCCGCGCCGGCGGCGCCCATCGGGCCGATCACCTGGGTGATCTGCGTGCCCTGCTGGATCGCCAGCTGCAGCGGGTTCTGCCCGGCGGCAAGCATCATCCCGATGTCGTTGAACTGCGCGACAAGGCTGCCGGTGGCCCCGGCGGCCATCGTCGTGCTGCGCGCAAGCTTGGTCTGCGATGCGGCTGCCACATCCTGCGCCGCCGCCATGCCCCTGAGCTGCGCCTCGGCCCCGTCGGCCGCGCCGGAGAGCGACCCCACGCCGCGCGCGGCATCGGCGGACTTGCGGCCCATGTCCTGCGCGGCTTCGCCCACCTTGCGGGCGGACGTGGCCAGGCCCTCCACCTCGGCCTTGGCGGCCTTGGCATCCGCCTGGAACAGAAGGCTGACCCTGAACGTCATCGTCTCTGCCTGTTCAACTCGGCGAGCGCGCCCGCCTCGATCGCCTGAAGATCGCCCCAGAGCCGGGGCGTCACCACCATCCCCAGGGCCTCGAGGCCGGCCCGCGCGCCGGCATAATCAAGGCCCGTCACCATCATGCCCGCCGCCCCCGAAACCATCCGCCACTGTGTCGAGACGGCCAGGAATGCCGTGACGGCGGCCAGGTTCTCCTCCCAGATGCCCTCGCGTTCCTTGGGGGCAATATCCTCGGACCGAAGCTCGATCCCCCAGCGGCGCGCATCGTCCAGCGCATCGGCCAGCGCATCGTCGTCGTCATCGCGGGCAAGGAGTTCGCCACGGACCCAGGCGCCCCCTGCCCATTTCAGTTTCCCACGCGGGCCTTGAGCATCGCCTTCCAGAAGGCGGCCTGCAGCGCCACGCGGACATGGGCCTGCCCGAGCAGCTCCTCGAAAAGCTCCGGCGTGAAGGCGACCGGCTTGCCCTCGTCATTCTCGAGATCATGCAGCTGCACGGTGATGCGCCGCAGGAAGGCCTTGAACCCCTCGATCGACCGGGACTCGGCCGCGAGCAGCTCGTCGTCCGAGACAGCGCGGAAGGTGGCGCGCAGGCTCATCGGCTCGTCGATCCCGTCGATGACAATCGGCACCTGGACGGTGAAGGTCGGGGTCTTGTTGATGTTGAACATAAGCTGCTCCGGGTCGGGTGGGTCAAATCAGGTCAGGACGAGCGTCCACTGGTCGTTGCCGGCGTTCGGGATCGGATTGCCGCGCAGCGACCATTCCTTGACGTTCTGCGCGCCGGTCACCTGCGGCCGCTGCACCTCGAGCCGCGGCAGGGTGAGCGTGGCGATCCGCCCCGCGCCGACCCCATGCGCGACGACCGCCGCGACGGTGGTCCGCGCGGCCGAAAGGGCGTAGGGGTTCCAGGTCGCGAGCGGCACCGCTTCCATCTGCCATTCGACCGTCTCGGCCTTGGCGGTGATCCACATTTCCTCGCTGTTGATCAGCATCCGCGGCTCGACCGCATTGCCGAGGTCGAAGTTCAGGTTGCGCAGGATGAAGTCCGCGCCGCCGATGGTGAAGGTCGGCGTGTTGGTGTCCGACACGGCCTGGACCAGCGGCCATCCGGACAGCGACGGCGTCACCCGCGTGACATCGGTCGGCTGCGAGAACAGCCCCCAGAAGTCGAAGACGATGTAGGGGATGCCGCTTGCGGCCAGTTCGATCCGCGCATTGCCCCGCGCGCCGCGCACGACATACCGCGTGCCCCCGATCCAGAGATAGAAGGTGACGCTTTCATGCGCGTCGGACACCGGGTTGTAGGTGACCGAGACGCCGGTCGAGACGACCTGCGCGCAGCCGCAGGCGCGCAGCAGCGCCCCCCAGCGCGGGGCGGTCCCGGCGGTTCCGGACGGCGCAAATTCGACGCGGAAGCTGAGCCGCGTGTGCAGATCGGCTGCAATTGTGACGTTGTGGCCCATGAAGGGCTGCTCGAGCTCGCGCGCGAGGTCGCTGCCTTCCATCGGGGTCAGTTCGACGTCGCGGGCAAAGATCGCGTCCGTGGCGGGCACCGGCACGCTGTCGGTGCCGTAGGCCGTCTCGATCTTGGCAAGCAGGATTTTCGTGTTCCAGCGCTGGGTGGTGACGGGCATCTATGCCTCCTCTGCGGGGGGTTCGGCGGCCGGGCTGCCGGCGCTGTCGCGGGAAAGCGAGCCGTCGGGGTTGCGGGTGTAGCTGCCGCCCTCTGCAGGCAGCGGCGGCGGGGTCTTCAACCCTGCGGTCTCGGCGGCGGCTTTCTTCATCCGAAAATCCTCAGCTGGTTGGGGATCGCGAAGTCGAGCTGGTAGACCAGCGTCCCCTTGTTCATGGTCACGAGCTGGCCGCGCAGCAGCCGGAAGGGCGCCATCGCGCCCTCGGGCTCCCAGCCGGCCACGGCCTGCGTGATCTCGTCGATCAGCGTCTCGACGTCGGCCACCGCGCGGTCGGTCTGGACGACCATCCGCCAGGTCACGATGACCCCGACCACCTCGGTCACCGACTGAACGAAAGCGCCAGCCGCCGCCTCCTCGTCGCCGCCCTGGATGCCAAGCGTGACGACATGCGCCGCCGGCGTCTGCTGCGGGAGCCCGTTCGACGCCATCAGCGCGGCCAGGTTTGCCGCGCCTTCGACCGTGCGCAGCGCCGGCACGGCATCGGACAGGCGGGCTTTGACGGCTTCGACGAACATCAGATGAAGCCCTGCATCGTGTCGGCCGAGAAGGGTCTGTCACGGTCGGTCACCACCGCGCCCGACCCGCCCTGGGTCGGCGGCTCGATCCCGGCGACCGGCAGCCGCATCGTGCCGGCGGCAATCTGCTGCAGCATGCGCAGCGCGTCCTTGTAGTCGGCTTCGATCTTGGGGTCGGCCTGCTGGACGTGCAGCTTGTAGATCGCGATGGCCTGGGCGAGGTCGGCCAGGAGCGGCGGCACGGTGCCGACGATCGGCAGCACGTAGCGCGCCATCAGATAGCCGTCGATCAGCGCATCGGTATCGGCCAGCGCGCGGTCGACGACCGCCTCGGACACCAGATGCGTCGGGATGTCGCCCCGGTCGGTGAGCGCGACCAGCACCCGCTCGCCATAGCGGGCCGTCAGCTGGGAAAGGGTCGCGTAGGGCATGTTTCACGCTCGCTTCAAGCCGGATTGAAAGCGGTCCTCCCGGCGGGCCCGGCACGGCGCCGGGAGGACTGCACGCGCCCCGGTTTGCCCCGGGGTCGCACTCCCGCGTCAGGCGTCGGAGCCCGCCGTGACGACGAGAAGGGGGTCCGCATGCAGACGGGCGAGGTCGTCCTCGCTCAGCTCGGCGGCGGGAATGTCGACGGGCACCGGCCCGAACTGCCGGCCGATCCGCCAGCGCGAGGCCTGCTTGGCCACGACGGTAACGACGGCAGGCGGCCGGTTTTTGGGCTTGGCGGTCTTCTGTTCGCTGGTCGCGGTCTTCTGTTCGCTGGTCGCGGTCTTCTGTTCGCTGGTCGCGGTCTTCTGTTCGCTGGTCATCGTCTCTGCAACTCCTCTGATCCGGCAAGGCGGGCCGGCACCGTCGGTTCAGTGACGGGGCGGACGGACCGCCCCGCTGATCAACCGACGGCCGCCGTCAGGCCAGCCAGGGCACGACAAGCAGTTCGGCCGTGCCTTTCCATTCGTTCGTGATCCCGCCGGTGCCGTACTCGCTGTTCAGGATCTGCCGGCCCGCGCTTTCCAGCGACGGCGGCACGACCAGAAGGTTCGGCACGAGGCCGAGAGGCCGCCCGCCGTCGCCCTTCATGTTCTGGATCGCCGCCCGGGCGATCGCATAGTTCGCGGCGTTCAGCGTCTGGCGCGACCCCCAGGCCATCTGCGGGAAGCCGTAGCCGACGTTGCAGCGCAGGTCGGCTCCGTAGAAGAACATCCGATCGCTGAAGACGTTGTCGTCTTCCGGGCGATCCTTCGTGACGAACTCGACCGGCTTGCGTTCCTGATAGATGATCGGCTTGACCGACCGGTTCGTGGAAAGCAGGAACCAGGGCGTTCCCGATCCGCCGTCGGTATTGGCAAAGGTCGTCTCGGCCCCGTTGGCGTCCAGGATCGGGTGATCGGTATCGAAGAAGAACTGCCCGTCCCAGCAGTTGGTCGAGAAGCCGGCGTTAAGCAGCGCCCAGACCAGCTGTTCGGGCAGGGCCGCGGCAAGCTCGCCGAGCTCGGCAAACATCGGCGCATATTGGCCGAGGTTGTCGTCCTCGATGTCGTTGCGGTCGACCGAGACGGTCTTCTCGAAGTGCCGGTTGGCAATCGAGTAGGAGGCTTCGGCCACGTTGTCGACGACGCGCGGGCCGATCCACTCGCGCATGCCCGGCATCTTGCGCAGCCAGCCGTAGCGGCTCTCGAAGGTGGTCGAGCGCACGGTCATGGCAACCCGGTCGCGCAGGAGCGGCGCCATGCCGAGGCCGCGCTGGAATTCGGTCTTGAAGCCGACGCGCAGCGCGTCGAGGTTCGCTTGGCTGATGATCATCGCGGCTCTCCTTACGCGGCGCGGGTGATGGCTTCGTCGAGACGGACCCAGACACCCTGGGAATCGACCGCCTCGATGATCCCGGCGCGGGACCGGGTGTTGGTGCCGTTGGTCTTGGCGACCTGGTCGTCGTCGGCGATCCAGGCGATGCCGCCGACATCGGCCTGGGCGATCAGGTCGCCCGCGGTCGAGTTGCGGAACCGCGCGGTGATCCCGGTCCGGTAAAGGACGTTGATCGCCGCGTTCGCGCCGCCCGTGTTGTCGGCGGGCTCTTCGGCGATGCCGACGCCGAAGGCACCGGTCGCCACGGCGCCGCGGACCAGAAAGCCCGAGGCGTTGCGCATGATGAGCGCGCCCGCAAAGATGCGGGTCGAGGCGCCCACGGGACCGGACCGGCGGTCGCCAAGCCAGGTCTGGGTGTTGCGGTCAGCGGTCAGCGGCATCAGCGGGCCTCCTTCTGTTCGGCCTTGAGGGTGTCGAGGAACTTGTCGTGCGGCACGCCAAGGAGATCGGCGGCCTGGCGCTGTTCGGCGTTCAGGCTGATCTCGCCGTCCTTCGGCGGCTCGGCAGCGGCCTTGGTCGTCACCAGCTTGGGCATCCCGAGCACGAGCTTTTCGACCGCGTCGGGGCTGGTCATATGCAGCGCGATCATCTCGTCGCGGTTGCCGGCGTTGAGCCCGGCTCGGCAGTCGCGGATCGCGCCGTCGATGAAGGCTTCCGATGCGGCCCGCTTGCGCGCGGTCACCGTTTCCGTCAGCTCGGCGGTCAGCCGGTCGACCTGCGCCTGCAGCGCGACCAGGCTCTCCTTGCCCGCGCCCGCGACCCTGGCGGCAGCGACCACGCTCGATGTCTCGCCACCCTCGACGCCCAGCGCGGCGCCGATCTCGGCGATGGCGGACTGCATCGCCGCATCGCTCTGCCTGCCGCCGATGGCCGCGAGGATGTCGTCCTCCGTGGCGCCCGCCGGCAGGCCGAGCATCTCCTTCAGCTTTTCCATGAACGCCATGGCTTCTGGGTCCTCTTGGTTGAGCGCGGTCAGCCCGCGCAGGTTCGGGCGGTTGACAAGACTGGCGCGGAGGATGCTCCGGATGACGCCGGCCTTGTCGTGAAGGATAACGGGGCTGATCCCGCGATAGGCGCGGTCGGCCAGAAGCGCCTGGCCCGAGCCGTTCCATTCCACACGACCCCAGATGCCGTCGGGGCGGGCTTCCATCGCCACGATCCAGCCGCGCGCCGGCGCAGGCTCGCCCCGCGGTGCGGCAAGGTCGGTCGCATGGTTTTCGTCGATCGCCAGCCTGTCGGTCTCGGCAAAGCTCTCGGCGATCAGGCGGCCCGCATCCTCGACGCGATAGGGGCCGCGGCCGTCGCCGGTCCGGATCGGCAGGCCGAGAGGGCCGGGCAGCAGGTGCACCCAGTCAGGCGCGGCCGGCACATCGCCGGGCGGCGGAAAATCTCGGGTCGCGAGAAGTGCGATCTGGTCGTGTGTCCGGGTCATGCCGGGACAATCGCCCGTGCCGCCTGCCCGAAACAGCCACAAGGGCTTGCGGGGGCATCCGCCAGCTATCGCAACCCGACGCTGCCCCGTCGCGCGGCCGCCGTCAATCGCCTCCGGCGACGGCCGTTTCAAGCCACTCTTCGATCGTGGCCAGGATGGTGCCGCGGTCCTCCTCCGAGATGCCAAGGAACGGCCGCGCCGGGATCGGCCCCCAGGGGATCGGCGATCCCCGCGCTGTCGTGCCGAAGGCCCCCTGCGCCGCGCCGAACTGCATCACGGCGGCATAGATCATGTTCGACCCGATCTCGACCGACGTCCCGTCGGCCGCGACCTCGTAGAAGATCTCCGACGACAGCCGCCCCGACGGCCCGAAGAGGGGCCGGAAATCGATGCGGTCGCCCCGCGCCTGATAGGCCGCGATCGTGGTGGCGGATTTCGGGAGCCAGGCATTGCCGTCGGGCGCCCGGCCCTCGGTGAAGCGCAGCTTGGTCGACCGGACCATCAGCTCGCCGATATCCTGCATCACCGGCGCAAGGTTCGTGAGCGACCGCGACAGCCGTTCCAGCGCCGCCGTGATCTGGTCCTCGGTCAGATCGACGCTGATCATGTGCCCGCGCCTGCGGCGGCCTGCCGCGCGATCTCGGCGCGGACCAGATCGGCGAGCTCGGCACGAAGATCGCGCAGGAACGCCTCGGTGATCGTCTCGGGCCAGTTGCGCGTCTTTGCCGCCATGGCCGAGACGAGGTCGCTCACGCTTGCGCCCGGCGCATAATCCCAGCCCTTCGCGATGCCCGGCGGCGTGCCGGTGCGCGGATCGATGGCATCCCAGCCGGGATCGAGCTGCTTGCCGGGGTCGCCGCCCAGCCGCCGCGCGGCCGCGAGCGTGCGCGCCCCGATGATGTAGCAGCTGCAGCCCCAGCCGTTCGGCGGCGCATGGGTGTTCCAGAACGGATGGTCGGCGGGCAAGACGAGCCCGTTCCAGGCCAGATGCTGCAGCCGCGGCTCGAGCGAGCCGCCGTGGAAATAGACCCAGAACGGAAACCCGCCCTCCCTGAGCTGCGCGATGCGGCCGGCGGCATAGGATGTCGCGGCATTGGTCTTGTAGATCACCCGCGTCCGCCAGGCCTCGCCTTTCTTCGTGCCCTCGCCCGTCCAGCCGTGCCAGCCGCGCGTCTCGACGATCCGGCGGAAGTCTCGCCGGAACTCCTCAAGGCTCGTGCCCTCGAGGATGGCCTTCTCGACCGCCTGGCCAAGGTCGGCCAGCAGATCGGCCTTCACCGCCCCGGCCACCATGAAGGCGCTGTCGTGCTGCGCGCCGCGGATGTCGTCCCACCGGGCGGTCGGGACGAGATTGCCGAGCCTGAGGCGAAACGCGGCGACCTGTTGCAGGAACGGCCGCCGGAAGATCGCCCGGATCGCCTCAAGCACTTTCGGACTCCGCCGCAGCCCGACCGCCGGCATGCGCCGAGGTGAAGGCCTCGGCCAGGACCCGCGCCAGCACCGACTGGTCGAGCTGCGGGAACCCTGTGCGCAGCATCTCGCCGAACTCCTCGAGCGTGCTGGCGGCGCCCAGCATAGCCTCGATCTGGTCGAGCATGATCTCCATCGCCGGGGCGGCTTCGACGACCAGCCGGTCGGCGATCAGGTCCGCCGCACCGGGAGGCCCGGATTTCGCCGCTGGAGCCGCTTCGGCCTGCGGGGCTGTCCGCGTACCCGGTGCCGCCCCGACCCCTTTAAAAAGCCCGGAGAACCCTTTAACCGGCGAACCGGGCTGCGCGGGGTCGACCGGCGGTGCCGCAGCGGGGGGCGGGGCAAGGATTTCGTCGGTTTCCGCCGGTTCGCCAAAGCCGAACCGGTCGCGCACCTGGGTCATCGACACCCTGAGCCCGAGCGGCACCAGGACGCCGAGCGCCGCCGACATCGCGGTCAGGTCCTCAGCCTCGGGCCGCTCGATCCTGATCCGGGGATAGGCCGGGGCCGGGCCGAATTCGAGGTCCATCCAGGGCCGGATCAGATCGCGGTTCAGGATGGCCGCCAGCGCCCGTGCATCCGCCGTCTCGATGTCCTTCTGAACCTCGCGGTGTTCCTTGCCGGACCCCAGCCCCCCCACGACCGCATCGGTCGTCGACGTCTGTCCCAACACCGCCTTCGATATCTGCTGGTCAAGCCAGTCGGCCCGCCTCAGGTAGAGGTCGGACGCCGCGCCGACGTTGGCCGGCTCGACGAAGTCGATCGTCATCGATTCCGGGATGATTGCGGCGCAGTCGCCGGCGATGTTGGCGACCGCGCGGAACAGCGTGTCCCGATCCGCCTGCGTGGCGCCCGGCCCGTACTTGCCGAGCCTGACCGGCTGCCCGTAGGTCTGGGTGAAGATCGTCCAGTCGCGCTGGGTATAGGCCTTGAACATCCAGCCCCAGGCCGCCACGCGGGCCAGACCCGACCGCAGCGCAAGCCCCGACTTCGCTCGCATGTTGGCATGTATGAACTTGAAGGGCTGCAGGGCGATGTCCTCACCCGCGTCCCCGACCATCCGCGGGGTCGACAGGTCGATCCTGTCGAAGCGGAACCAGGCGGGGTTGCGCCATTCGAGCCGTGCGGGCCGCCACTGGCCGGCGGAGGTGTCCCAGATGATCTCCGTGAAGGAATACCCCTTCCCGATCGCATCGAGGATGTCGAAAATCTCCTCGGTCAGCTCGCCCCGCGTCAGCCAGTCGCGGATCATTTCCGCCTTAAGCTGATCAAGCGCGTCGTCGCTTGCCGCCTCGACGGTGATCTCGATCTGGCTGACCGACCTCTTCCTTGTGCCGAGCACGCCCAGATAATGCGGGTCGCGCTCCTCGATCGTCTCGGCCAGCTCGAGGTAGCGGACCGGCTCGCCCCGGTCGGCATCCCGCAGGATCGAGGCCAGCCGTTGCGGGTCGAGCCCGTCGGCCGGATATCCGGTCAACGGTGATCGGACGCTGCCGATCCGCGGGACGGCCATCTCGGAACCGAGCAGCCCCCGTTCGACCGGGCGCCCGAAGCGGTCAAGCAGCTGCGGCATGCGGGCCATCGTGGTTTCCTTTACTGTTCGGCCCCGACCGGCCAGCGGTCGAGGATGGCATGGACATCTTCAACGTCACCCGCAAGGACGGCGGCGGCCGGCGTCCGCCCGTCAAGCTCGCGATGGCGGCGTGTCATCCAGCGCAGAAGCCGCTCTTCGGTTGCGATCCAGTCTTCCAGGCGTTGACGAATAGGACGGCGGTCGACGGTCATCGCACGCTTCCCCTGATCTGCTGGCCAAGCGGGCCGGACCACCATTGCCGCTCGTCCCGGTCGTCGGGCGGCATGTCCCATCGCCGTCGCTCGTCGCCGCCGCCGGCGGCGCGGTAGCCGTACTCGACCCAGCGCATGCGGCTTGCGAAATGCGCGAGCGCAAGTGAAATCGCAAAGTCGCCGTGCCGCCGCTTGCCCTTCTCGCCCTCGCGGGTGGGGGGCACCCGCGGCGTGCCCCGGACGAGCTTGACGGTCCTGAGATCGGCAAGGTGGTCGGAATCGGCAATCAGCGCGATCGTGTCGTCCTCGAAGGCCGTCTTCAGCGGCGGCATGTGCAGCCGGTACCAGTCCTCGGTGAACTTGACGGCCCAGATCAGCCCGGAACTGTCCTCACCCTCGCGCAGGCCGAAGATGCGGCCCATGTCCTCGGCCACGGTCCAGCCCATGCCGGTCGCGTCAAAGGCCGCGCCGACCAGCCGTTCCCGCACGGCGTTCAGGATGTCGCGCACGATGGCCTTCTGCTCGTCGCCGGGCACCCCGCGCATCTCGACCGACAGCGCCTCGCGCCGCCGGAGGTTTCGCTCGACCGCCAGGAGCGTGGCGACCGACAGGTCCGCCACCCGCGCGAAATCGAAGCCGAAGGCGTAATGCGGCTCGGGATCGAGCCCTTTCAACGCCCCTTCAAGCTCCTCCATAAAGGGCGCCAGGAGCTGCGCACGGTCGAAGCGGTCGCGCTGCAGATAGTCGGGCGGCAGCTCAAGCCGCAGGATCGGCGAGGCGGCCGTCATCCGCGCCTCGATCAGCGGCGCGCTCAGCCAGGCGCCCGACCCCATCGACGGCACGCAGAAGAGCTCCTCGTCCGCCCCGTCGCCGTAGAAATCGATGATGTCCTGCCGCCATGCGGCTTCCGCCGCCGGCGACCATGGCTGCCGCGTGACGAGGCAGATGCGCTGGTAGAGGCCCTCGCGCAGCGCATCGTCGAAGTCGATCCGCATGTGGACGTAGGGCTTGCGGCCCGCGAGGATGTCCTGGACGGTCTGGTTGAAGACGTTCTCGGCCCCGTCATGGGTCGAACAAACGATGACCTGCCCGCCCCACATCAGGAAGGCGAGCGCCGCCTTCAGAAGCTCGGCCAGGCTGTCGACGAAGGCCGCCTCGTCGATGATCACGACGCCCTGCTTGCCCCGCAGCGACCGGGGCGCGGAACTGAGCGCGATGATCTCGAAGCCCGAGGCAAAGCCGATCCGGAAGGCCTTGATCGACCGGTCCCCCGTTTCGTCGCCGTCGGGGAAGAGGAACTCCTCCGACGCAGCCGCGGCGACCGAAAAGGCACGTGCCCACATCCCGCAGGCATCGATGAACTCCCGCGTCATCTCCTGGCTGTAGGAGATGTACATGACGTCCATCCCGCGCGCTTTCCGTTCGCGCCCCGCGCGCAGCGCGGCATAGGCCGCGAGCCCCCAGGTCAGGCCGATCCGGCGGGACTTTTCGACGACCAGGACGCGCGTCGAGGTGTCGTCGAGAAGACCGACAGCGCGCGCCTGATAGGGCAGGAGCACCTTCGGCAGCCCGACCTCGGCCACGACCTCGGGCATCGCCTCGGTGGCCTCGCGCCGCTGGCGCTCCCATTCCGCGCGGGTGATGGGCGCGGTCATGTCTCGGCCCAGTACCCGTTTTCAAGCCACCAGGCGAATTTGCCATGATCCCCGTGCACGATCGAGACCGAAGGGTCGAGCGTCGGCTCGGTCCTGGACCCGTTCCAGCGCCACGCCCGCTCGCTGCCGCCGGGGACGAACCCCTGGCCGATCAGGATGCAGGTCTGCTGACCGCAGCCGCAGGGACAGAAGAACCAGAAATCGAACAGCCCGCCGACCTCGCGCGGCGCGAGGTAGAATGACCCCCGCGAGCGGTAGGTCATCCATCGCGCGCGGTCGGGGCACCAGATCGCGCGGATCATTCCCGAAACCCCGTGCCGCAATTGGTGCAGCGGCAAGCCATGTGGCCATTGACGGCAAGCGCGATCGACACCTCGACGGTATCGAGCCCAAGGCAGACCGGGCATGACCAGAGACGCGTCTCTTCGCCCACCGCGACCATGCTTCTCCGCCAGGCCCCCGCCGCCTTCATCATCACGAGCGCTTTTTCGACCGAGCAGCGTTGAGCTTCACGGTCCGCTTCGATCTCTGCATCCGTCTTTGGGTCGTAGGCCGGGCAATCGACTGCTTTCTCGGGGCCGGGGCGACAGGGCAGCTTGAATATGATCCCGGTTTCGTCGCCACAAGCCTCTGTGACCATCTTCCGGATCGGGTGGCCCAGCGCACAGGCCGCGCAGTCCGGGAACCCGCGCCGCTCTCGCAGGAAACTCAATGCGGAAAAGTGCCGGCACTGCCGGCCCAATCCTGCCCCGCGATCAGCCATGGCCGCGATCACGCGCCGACCCCGAGGATTTGCGCCTTCACGGCCTCTGCCGTCTCGGCCGACATGCCCGTCGCCTTTGCAGCGCGTTCGACGGCCTCGGTGACTTTGCCCTCGAATTCGGCCTCGACCTTGCGCCGCCGGTCCGAACTGATCGACTGCGCCTGCAGTGCCGCCTTGAAGGCGTTCGCGAGCTGCATGACCTCCTTCGACCCCAGCACCTCGTCACCCTCGGCCAGCATGTGAAGGATCAGCGACTTGATCGTCTCGCCCAGCATGATGGTCAGGTCGTCGCTCTCCCTGGCGTCGAACTTCTCGCTGATGGCCGAGACGATCTGCCGGGTCTGGTCCAGCCGCCGCGTGATGCGCGCAAGCCGGATCGACAGCCGGTTGAAGGACGAAAAGCTTGGGATCGTGAACTCGATCTCGCCGCGGCTCGCGGCCATGATCTCCTCGCAGCCCCGCACGAAGTCGGCATAGATATCGAGCTGCGTCCGTTGGCGCGCGCCAAGCGCCTGGGCCGCCTCGGCCAGAAGCGGCTCGCACTCGGGCGGCAGAAGCTCGAAGCCCGAGAGCCGCCCGCGGCCGCGAGGCGGCCCCCTGCTGATGTCGGCCGCCACGTCAGGCCTCCGGCCGGCTGGGGCGCTGCACGCCCTCGATCGCGATGATCCGGTCAAGGTGCTGCGCGCCCTTCTCGGTCAGCCGCGCGATGCGGATGCCGCCCGCTTCGACCAGCGTCACGGCGCCGCGATCCTTCAGCCAGGACAGCTCGTCATGCACCCAGCCCCGGTCCTTGCGGATCGCAAAGCGCGCCAGCTCATGGATCAGGATGTCGCTGTTCAGCGCCTCGTCCACCTGCGCGCGCAGCGCGGTCAGGATGATCAGCCGGGCCTGCCCCCGCAGAATCTCGTCAAGCGTCGTCACTTGCCGTTCTCCAGCATCCATTGCTGCATCCGGTCGGATATCGCCGCGACCGGCTTCAGCCTCTCATTCAAAGTCTCAAGCCGGCCTTCCATGCGGACGAGCATCACCTCGAGCTCGTTGATCTGGGAAATCGACGGCATCGAGGCGATCCGGTCCTCCGCGCGCTGCAGTTGCCGCTCCAGGACCTCGACGCGGCGCGCCTGCATGTCGATCCGGTCTGCGGCCCGCCGTGCGGGCGAAGAGAAGATGTTCCAGATCGTGATCCCGAGCGTCAAAAGCGTCGAGCACGCCGCGGCCCAGAGCACCAGCGCACCGACATCGACCTGATCGGGCGTCATCGTGCGGTGCCCTTGGCGGCCGGGCGGACGGATGTCCCGACTTCCCTGATCTTGGCCCGGGCAAGGTCGCGCAGAACATCCTCTCGCGGGTTCAGCCCCGCGATCGCGTCCGGGGAACTGCGCAGCGCATAGCCGATGACCTTTTCGATGCGCAGCGGCTCGTCGCTTTCCCCCTCTGTCGCCAGCACGCCGGATTGCAGGGCGCGGTGCAGCGTCTCGCGCCAGATGCGCTCGGCCTCGAGCCCAAGGTGACGGCCGATCATGTCGGTCGCCTTGCGGCTCAGCTGGCGGACGGCAAGCACGAAAAGCCCGAAGAGCCAGATCAGGATGCCGCTCAGGATTTCGGTCAGGTGAGGCTCAAGGGCCTTCAGGAGGGTGTCGAACATCGGTCAGGCCTTCTGCTGGGGATAGGTCAGGCGTCGTCGCCGGGCGCGGCATCGGCAAGCGCAAACCCCTCGCCAGAGCCCACGACGCAGGTCAGGCCGGCGGCGGTCGTCGCGGTGAGCGTCCAGGTCCCGGTCTCGGCATTGCCCCACAGCTGAACCATCAACTCGCCGTTCAGGCCCATCGCAACCGGGCTCTCGCCCCAGCCCTGGGCCAGCCTGGCCGCGACATCGGCGGTCGGGCCGCATTGCGCCCCCTGCGCCGACGCAGAGCCGCTGACAAGGACGGCCAGGACAAGGGCGCAGACAAGACGGCGCAGGGCGCGCGCCGGACGCGTGACGATCATCGCGAAACCCCCTTTGCCAGCCAGGCCGGCACGTTGAACCCGGGGCAGGCCTTGGCTGCCCATTCGTTGTGGCCCGAGATGCGGCGGATCGGCGTGCGCGCGCTGATCTGCGCGATAAGCTGGCGCAGCGCCGCGTCCTGCTCACTCGTGAAATGCGCGCCGAACCGGTCGGTGCCGGCCGAGCCATGCCCGCCGATCAGGCAGACATGGATGACGCCGCGATTATGCCCCTCAACACCCGCGCCGATCTCGGTTTCGGGCCGACCGGGCGCCACGTCACCGTCGCGGTCGATGATCCAGTGATAGCCGATGTCGCGCCACTTCCGGTCCTCGACATGCCAGCGACGGATTTCGGCGACCTTGGCGGCCATCGTGAAGTCGTCCATCCAGTCGGGCTCCGTGGCCGAGCAGTGCACCACGATCTCGTCGACCAGATAGCGCGCGCTGCCCTGATAGAGCTTTTGGGCAGACACGCCCGAAGACAGAGAGGTCATCATAGGCGGTCGCGATGTGACCACCGGCTGCCCGCGGAAGGCGATGCAGGCGCGCAGGGCCGCCTCGGTCTTCGGGCCCCAGTCGCCGTCGGCCGCGCCCGCGTCATAACCAAGGGCGTTCAGGCCCTCTTGGATCGTCTTCAGGCTCATGGCTGTCCTCGCGCATCCGGCGGTGCCGTGGTCAGACCATGCCATTCCCGAAATTCCCGATCCGCCCGCAAGCGCTTGCGGGGGGCGCCCTGCGCCGGATCAGAACAGCCGCATCTGCCGCCTGTCCGGGTCCTCGCCCAGATCGGTCCGGCGCAGCCACGCCCGGACCGACACATCGGTCGCATGCAGAATGCGGGCGATTTCGGCCACGGGCAAGCCCCGTGCGCGCAGCACCTGCGCGATCCATGGCTTTGCCGTCGGCACCCGCCGCGGCAGCCGCTCGGCCATCGCCGCCAGCGCCGCCGCACGATCCGCCCCGAACATCCGCTCGACACGGCCCCGGCCCTTGGGATTGGCCGCAAGGTAAAGCTCGGCCCCGCCGAAGGCGAGCAGGAACTTCACCGCCCCGTCGACGCCCAGCACCTCGACGTAAGGCGCCACCTGCGCCGGCGGCCGCGGCGACAGCTTGCCGGGGTCAGCTGACAAGACCGGCCTCCGCCATCTGTCCGGCCCTTGACCTACAGCAGCAGAACACAAGATCATCGTGCCAGGAGGTGCGATCGTGAAGGCACTCGCAATCATCGCTGTCTCGGGGCTGACCGCGCAGGCCGTCATTGCCCAAAACGTAACCGTTCACGAGTTGCCCTGCTCGGTCCTGACCACCTATCTCCAAGCGCCGCAGACGGTCGACAAGGTTGTCGGCCTTCAGTTGGATAGCTTCCTTCTTGGCGTCTATCTCGCAGGCACCGATGAAGCCGGGAACCAACTCGATCTGCCATCGGTATGCTCGGACAACCCAGCCATGACGATCAGCATAGCCGTTGCGACGGCTCGGGCGGAAGGCATCACGACGCGGCCTCCGTCCGTCGATATCGATGCGATCATCGGTGACTGACAACGGCAGGCTCACGCGAACCTCGCGGTCTGGTCGCCCCAGACATCGCGCCCGGGCCATGGCTCTCTCGCGAACAACTCGCACGCCCACACATCCGGCAGAAGCTTGTCGATCATCGCACGGGCCTCGGGCGGCTTGCGCGAGTGTTCCCGGCGCAGACCCTCGATCAGATTGCGGACGCTTCTCGACCTGACCTTGGGGTTGCCGATCGTGCCGATCAGGAAAGGCTCCGTCGCCGAGCGCAAAAGATAGCCGGTCCCGAAAGCCGCCTTGCCTGTGGCTGTCCGCTTGACCCAGGCGCCGCCGGTTTTATAGGCGAAGCCCCACGCAGCCATGACATCCATCGCCAGATCGAGATGCGGCCAGGTCGTCCACATCATGAGTAGGCAATCGGGGGCCGCCAGCTGCGACACCGGCAGCGCCTTGATCTCTGCCGGCGGCATCGTCGCGTAATGGGCCTCCGGGCTTTTGTCGTAGCCATTTTGCGACCGCATGTCATAAGCCCACGGCGGATCGGCCAGGATCGCGCCATACTTGAACGGCATGAGCCCGTCGAAGGGCCAGACCGTGATCACTCCGCATCCTCCCGGTCGGCCCTGTAGCGACGGGTCGCCTTGTAGCTGTTCGACTTCTCGACGACGGTGATCACGATCCCGTCCCGCAGTTGCAGCTTGATCCCGTCGACAAGCACCGCCCCGGCGCCGGGATGGTCAAGCGCGATGGCGGCCCGGTGCCCGATCTCGCGCCGCGCGGTTTCGACATCCACGCCCCGCACACGCTCGAGCCAGCGCAGCACGGCATGGTCGCTCACCGGATAGGGGGGCTTCTTCATGGCGCCCGTCCCCCCGGCCTGATGTCCACACCGGCCCGCCGGCACCACTGCTTCAGCGCCTCGACCAGCATGTCGATCTGCTTGTGGTCGCGCAGCATGTCGATGTCGGCGGGCACGCTGCCCCAGGCCGCCCCGAACCGGGCGCGCACGAAGGCGTTGAGCCCCGCCCGCCCGGGCCGTTCCACAAGCTTCGCCTCGCCCAGCCTGCGCCAGAGCACATGCACCAGCCGCAGGTCCGCCCGCGGCGCCGCCGGCCGGCGCCCCGTCTGCGGCTTGAACCCGTCCGCCTTCAGCCGGTCCAGCAGCCTTTCCAGATCGGCCTCGGTCATGTCGGTCATGCTGGCCTTGCCGGTGACGGCCAGCTGCAGGTCCCGCCGCGCCTCGCCGTCAAGCCCCAGCTCGCGGCAGGCGACGTGAACCGTCTGTTTAAGCGCGCGTAAAGCGGCCATCACGCTGTCTCCCTTCCGGTCACGAAGCGGCGCTGCAGGAAAAGGTGACACGCGGCCGCTGATCGCCGAGATAGTTGCCTTCGACCGACTGCTTCAGCAGCCGGCCTCCCGCCATGCACTCCTCATAGGACGCGAAGATCAGCGACACGCCCTGGTCGGGCTGTCCGGGCATCTGGATCGTGGCGGTCAGGACGTAGGCGACAAAAGCTGCGATATTCATGGGTTCCTCCTTTGAGTGATGAATGAGAGAGACACGCGGGCCGAACCTGCCGCGTCAGGGGCACCAGGTCATCACGCCACTTCCCGCTGTGGTTCGCGCGACTCGTAATCGGCCAGGATCGCCTCCATGACGGCGATCTCGCGCTGGGCCTCGCTCGGCCGCATATCCCCGCGCCTGATCCGGGCCGGATAGACCGCCCGGCGCATCGCGATCTCGCGCTTCAGCGCCCGGACCTTGAGTTCGGTGGTGATGTGCATCACGCCACCCTCCCCGCCGCGTCGACCGCGGCATCGCGCGCCTCGACGGCCTCCAGCGCCTCCGCCAGCTCGCGCAGGAAGGGCGCGACAGCCCGGTGGTAGTCGCCCCCGTTATGCCGGGCAGCGACAGCGTTGATCAGAATCGGCTGCTGGCGGCCCCGAGCGGTCGCCAGAGTGGCCAGCAGCACCATCAGCTCATCGGGTTCCAGCGCCGCGCCGATCTCGGTTGCGGTCAGTTCGATCTTCATGGCTCAGGCCCTCGCCAGATCGATGGTGATCGCCTGCCAGGGCGCGTCGAACCGGTCGCGGCGATAGCAGCGGATGTAGGTCTTCGATCCGACGATCCGCATCGCATCGCGGATCGCTTGCATTGCGCGCCGCCACCGGTCGTCCTCGATGTCCAGCCGCAAGAGCATGAAGATCTCCGACCGGTTGATCTGGCCGGCCTTGTCGGTGTTGAAGGCGCGCGTGACGATGGCCCTGATCTCGGCCCGGGCATCGGCGGCCCATTCGTTCAGGCACTCGTCGACCAGCGCCTTGGCGACCTGCAGCTCGGGCCCGAAGTCGATATGATCGGCGACCTGCACCTGCACCTTGAACAGCCCGTCGACCGACTGCAGCGTCTTGTTGCCCTTCGCGCCGCCAAGCTTCGTGCCGTATTCCTCGGCCAGCAACGCCTCGAAGGCGCCCAGGTCGTCGAAGGTATGCTCCTTGAAGCGGGCGACCTGCGCCGACAGCGCCGCGGCAAAGCCCACGATCTTGCGCACCGTCTGGTCCTCGAGGAGGTGCTGCGGCTTGATCAGGTCGACGGGCGTGAGGCCGCCCTTGCCGTCGCCCATGAACTCGGTCTCGCCGATCACGGTCTTGCCGTCGGGCACGAAGTCCGCCGGATGGGGCAGAATGGTCATCTCTGGTCTCCTTCTTGATAGGCTGGGGGAAAGACCCGCTTGTGCGGCGGGGGCAGGATGCCAGATGCGGCAAGGACCGCCGCCATCGCGGCGATCTCCTCCATCGAGCAGAGCGTGGTGCCGCGCTCGCCAAGCAGGTCGACCTTGGCGACCCCCGAGGCGGCGAGGCTGATCATCTCGTCTTGGGTCCAGCGCCGGGGTTCGCGCCCCGTCCGCGCATCACGCGGCGCAGTCATCGCCGGCCTCCGTCTGCTCGCCGCCATCGTCCAGGACGGCGTCGACAAGTCGGTCCACGGCCACGCGGGCCAGAACGGCGGTGGCCAGCGCGCAGACGGTCAGACCGCGCGCCTCGGCCGCCGGCCGGATCAGATCGGCAACGGCCCGGGGCATGACGACGATCGTCGATCCCGGCTCGCGCCCCCTGAACCCCCCGCGCGGGAAAGTGATCTTCAAGGTCCCGTCGCGGCGCGCCCTCCAGAGGTGCCCGTGAACCGTGCCGCTGGGGATGCCGAGACGCTTCACGATCTCACGCGGCGGTACGCCCTCGGCGGCAAGCGCCACGACGTCGGCATGCCGGCCCCGCGGGGCCTTGGTCTCGCTCATTTTGCGTCCTCCTTTCGGAACAGCGGGCACCTTTGGCAGGCCCGGTACATCTGCACGCCCAGCGCATTGGCCCCCGAAAAGACGCGGGCCTTCTTGCGCCATCTCGCACATTCGTTCGTGGGCAGGGTCCCGAGCGACGGGCAATCGACGGTCGCGGCAAGGTAACAGCCACGCACCAGCTCCTCGACCGCGCGCATGTCGCCGGGATATTTCTTGCGCAGCACCTGGCTGACCACGGCGGCCGACCGCCCCATGCGGTCCGCAACCCGGCCCTGCGAGCTTGCCGCACAGGCCCCCGCCAGGGCCACGACCCAGTCGGGCGCGGCCTCGCCCCAGGCGGCGCGCATCGTGGTCACGGGATCGTTCATGGCCGCCCCCGCTGCCCGACATTGAGGTCTTCAAGCACCGTCACCCGCTTTTCGCGCGGCGCCGCCGGCCCGGTATTGCGGATCAGCCGGTAGATCGGCTCGCGCACCCCGGGCACCGCCTTGCGGATCACCTTCAGATACCCGTGCCGCAGCAGCGTGCGGCAATACTCGCGCGCCCGGACCAGCGTCACTTCGATCTCCTCGGTGCTGGCCTGCGCGGCCAGATCGACGGGGCTGAACGTCGCCAGCGCCCGCATGGCCGTCCACATGTTGCCGACATCGGTCTGAAGCCGCGGCGCAGCCTCGGTCACGGCGGCCGTGTCGAAGGCCCGGGGATCGGTGACGGCGAACTCGACCCGGCGATCCGGCCTGACACCCACCGCGCGCACCGCGCCCGCCTCCTCCCATCGTGCGACAAGCTTCTGCACCTGGCCGTAGGTCAGACCCGTCGCCACGACGATGTCGTCATAGGTCCAGCGCGGCCGCGCCTGCGCTGCCGGCCAGGCCAGCCCATGGCCCGATGGCAGATGCACCGCCGCCATCAGGCCGTCCTCCGCGCGATGATCGGCTCGCCGAATTTCCGCACTTCCGGCGCGGTGCCCGTGAACAATGGCTGATTGCCCCATTCGGTCGGGCCGACGGAATGCAGCCCCTTGATCTTGGCGAATTCCCTGATCCGGTCGAGATTGACGCAGATGCGCCGGATCGATCCGAATGCCGTGGCAAGAATGCGCTCCTGCAATTCGACCGAAACTGCAACGTCGCGGGCGTAGATTTTCGCAAGTTCCCGCACATCGCTGAGATCGGCCGGCTGCGCGGCCACCCAGTCCAGAATGCGCCCGTGCACGCGCTCCCATGACCGCAGCTTCTGCGGCAGAAGCTCCTCGCCGATCAGCACGACCGGGGCGCCCGACCCCTCATAGATATCGCGGACGATCTCGATCATGCTCCGCTGGACGAGGAAATCAGCCTCGTCGATCAGCAGCGGCGCATCCGTCACGGCCAGATGCTGGCTGATCTGGTCGAGCATCCGGCTGACCGTCGGTGCCGGCGGCACGCCCATCTCGGCCAGGACCGCCTCGCACAGCGTCTTGCGCGTCCAGACCGACTTGACCTGCACCAGTATCCCCTGATGCTTGTTCGTGCCATATATCGCGGCCATCGTCTTGCCCCACCCCGACGGGCCGTAGAATGTCCCCATCCCGGGCAGATTGTTGGACCGGTTCTTCACCCGGTCGATCAGCGCGCTCATAGCCGCCACGTTCCTGAGCGGCGCCACCGTGCTGTAGAGTTGTTCTGTCATCCTGCTCTCCGATCCATGACAGGTCCCGCGGGTTCGGCCCGCCTCCGTTCATCCGGCGAGGATCGCCTCCCCGTAGTCGGCCACCAACGCAGCCCAGGTCCGGTATTCGGGCGTGGTCCGATACCCTTCCAGCCAGATGCGCTGGTCCTTGGTCACCGCCTCCCCGGCCGCGAGCTTGCGCTCGAGGTCGAGGGCGCGGGCATAGTTCTCGCGGCCGGCATCGCTGGCCGGGGCCCGTGCCGCCCGGGCACTGGCCAGATCGGCCACCACGGCGGCCCGCGCCGCTTCCTCGTCGGGGCGCATCGGTGCCGCCGCGGGCACCCGCGGCGCGTCGAAGAGCGGCCTGATCACCGTTGCCGCCGGCGCCGCAGGCGCGATCCCCGGCACCCGCCCCAGCGCATCGGCCACATCCTCGGCGGTCAGCCGGCGATGCGCGGCCAGTTCCGCCCGCCGCGCGGCCTGCCATTCCTTCAGGCTGCGCTTGTGCGCCCGCGCATCGTCGACGTCGAAGAAGCCGGCCTTCACGGAACAGGGCGCGAACCCCAGATAGGCGTCCGCCATGCTGTAGATGTGCAACCCGTCCCAAAGCGCGCCACGGTCAAACCGGGCCACGATCCGCTGCCCCGCGATCTCGATCATCCAGTCCGCGTGGTACCGGTTGCCCATGAACATGACCTGGCCGGTGCGCGCATGGGTCCGCAGGCCCTCCGCACCCATCAGCCACAGCCGGCGCTGCGCCGCCGTCGCCTTGCGGATCGGCGCAGTTGCATAGCTTTCGTCGAACACCGCGGCAAAGGACCGGCCATAAGCCACCTCCGACCGCCGGTCGGGCCGCGCATTGTGATGCGCCAGCTCCTCGCGCAGCACGGTCAGGAAATCCTCGAGCGCGATGGCGGTCGATCCGTAATTCTCGGGCTTCGCATCCGGGCGGTTGCCGGTATAGGCGCCGGCAAAGGCCGGATGCCGGGCGACCCGGTCGCACAGATCGCGGAAGGCCCGCTCGATCGGCTTGGACTGCCCGCTGTAAGGTTGGGCCCAGTGGATCTCGCAGCCAAGCGAGGTCAGTAGCCCCGACATGTCGCTCTCGCGGACCTTGAAGCGGAATCGCGTGGGCACTCCGCCGGTGATGAGCTTCGCGGCAAACTCACGGCCGTTGTCCAGAAGCACGTGGGTCGGAATTCCCCACTGCTCGATCATGTCGCCGATGCAGAGCTGGACAGCCTGGCTGTTCGCCGTCCGGTCAACCCGCCAGTTGAGGAGCCGCCCCGAGAAGATGTCTTGGAATGCCACCATCTGCGGCCGCGCGATTTCCTCCTTCTGGCCGCCGGGCCCGGCTGGAAACCGTACGAAGACGTCGAACCGGTGAAAGTCGCCGTTCACCGCCTCCATCGCATGCAGCGCCGTCTTGTCGCGCACCTGCGTGGGCCGCATGCGCTTCAGCGCATCCATCCCCTTGCGCCCCAGCACCAGCGCGGTCCTGGTCACCGTCCGGTCGATCCAGCGCCTGACCGTGTGCACGGGCACGACCGGCAGGCCCTCGGCCCGGGCGATCCGCACGCACCGGTCATAGACGGCGGTCAGCGACGGCTCCTCGGGGCGCAGATAGTCCGCCTTGATCAGATCGCCGAACCGGGGATCGATCTCGGCCCGGCGCGTCCGGCGCACGGCCGCCCTGTGGCGCGGGGCGAGCGCGGGCAGACGGTCGTCGATCCTGACCCCGTCGATCGCCGACAGCCAGTTCCAGATCGTCCGCGGCGATACCCCGTCGATCCGGCCAGCCTCGACGACCGCCAGATACATCGTCGCCCCGCCGTCCCGGATGGCCTCTGCCTTCTGCACCGTCGCCAGCCGCGCCGCCGCCACCGCCTTCACCGCCGCCGGCAGCGCCTCGTACCAGGCCCACAGCGCATCGCGCTCCATCGGCTCGGGCGCGGGTGCCGCAACCGGGGCGGCCGCAGGCCGCGCCTGCACCAGAAGCAGCGCCTGCGCGCGCGACGGGAACAGCGTCCAGTGAAACTCCCATCCGCCGCCCTTGCCGGCGCGCCGCCGCGCCTTGCCGGCCAGCGTCGGCCAGCCCAGCCGCTCCGACACAAGGTTCACCCCGCGCTTGGTGCCCGGAAGATCGGGCAGCCGCGCATCGGCGATCTCGGCGGCGGTCCACCATTCCTGCGCTGGCCCTGTCATTCGGATGATGCCTCGCGGACCTCTGCAAGCAGGTCTTCGACCCCCTCGATCTCGGCCGCGATGAACCGCCGCCGGGCGGCCTTGGACGCGCGCAACCACGCGGTCCGCAGCACCTTGAAGTCCTCTTCAACCGGGTCTTTATGCGCGATTGCGCCACCCTGCCGGCCCGCCCAGGACCGCCGCGCCTCGGCGGCAGACCTGGCCTGCCCGCCGCCCAGCTCCCCGACCACATGATACCGCTCCGGCGCGCTCTCGATCCCGGCGATCACCGTCAGGTCCTTAAGCGTGACCGGGCGCGGCGCCCGGCGCAGCGCCTGCACATCGGGCGGCTGCAGCCTCTCTCCGGCGGCGACGATCTTCTGGACCTGCCGCTCGGTGATGCCAAGCTTCTCTGCCGTCGTCGATGCAAACGAACCGAGTTCGCTTGCATCCGACCAGCGCGCCCTCGCACCGGCCACGCCTCGCAGGGTCTCCGGATGCAGCCGCTCGTAGACCTCCTTCCGGCGCGCGAGGAACAGCGCAGTGTCCAGCGCCGTCAGCTCGGCCCCGGCCAGGTTGTCGTCGATCTCGACCAGCCGCGCCCAGTCGTCGGTGCAGGTCCAGGCCTTCACCGGCATCGTCGCCATGCCCAGCCGCCGCGCAGCCTCCAGGCGATGCGCTCCCGCCATCAGATGGAACGTGCCATCCTTCTTGCGCCGCACATGCACCGCGTCCTTGATCACGCCCAGCTCGCCGATCGACGCGATCAGCGCCGCGACCCCCGCCTCCGACACAGGGCGCAGCCGGTCGCGGCAGATGATGTCGGCAACCGCCAACTCGGTGATGGTCGTGATCGGATCAGCCACGGTCGGGCCCCTTTGTCATCGTGTAATAGTATCGGCGCTGCCCGTTCGGCAGGACCTCGACGCGGCACAGGATCACCGCGCCATGTGTGCGCAGCTCCGCCACGCAGGCATTGACCGCCATCACGCGGGCCCGCCGGACGATGTCGCGCGTCGTATGCGGCCGCCCGTCCCCCAGAAGCGCCAGAACACGCTGCAGGCGGGGTGATGTCAGGCTTGCCGCATGCATCGCCTCACCCCACCATCTCGCGGCCAAGGCGGCCGATGGTCGCCCGGTGATGCTTGCACAGCCGGTTGTGCGGCCCCTCGCTCATGAATACGGCACTGCAGCACAGGCACTTGCGCTTGCGCATCCGGCCCGACTCGCGCCTCAGCATCCGGTCAAGGACGCTTTGCGTCAGATCGATCAGCTGCCAGCCCGACACGCGCGTCTCGTCCCGAAACACCGCATGCAGGTTCTGGTGCACCTCATGCCGCCGCACATGCAGCCCGCTCATTGCATCACCCGCGCCGCAGGGCCGGCCTGCTGCAGGGCCGCGCGCATCAGCTCGACCGCGTTCAGGTCCGCGGCCAGTGCGCCCCAGGCCTCGACGGTATTGGCAAGACAGTCGTTCATCAGCACGCCGAAGGCGTTGATCTGATCGTCCGTCCACTCCTCGGCCGGATCGGAATGCATCACATGCATCATCCCGACCAGCCGGGTCAGCCCGATCGTCAGCGCATCAAAAGACGCCTGCGCATCCCTGCGGGTCACGCTCCGGGTCATGACACCACCCACGCGATCAGCTCCGGCCCGAACCCCGCGATCGCGAACAGGATGGCCACCGCCACCACATCGCCGCAGACCTTCACGATCCGCCCCATCAGAGCCTCCCCCGCAGCATCGCCTCGCGGGCAAGCTCGCCCGCCGTCGCCTCGGCAACCCGGATCAGCCGCCCAAGCTGCAGCCGGCAGTGAATGTCGCGGATGTCCCTGACCGTCTCGGTCACGAAGGCCAGCCTCTGGGCATCGCTCAGCGCCCCGAACGCCGCCCTGGCGGCCGCGATCAGGGGAGAGTCGCTGTCCGCCGCCACCGGCAGACAGGCAGGCAGGTGCAGACTGGCTCCGTCAGCCATCATTCGCCTCCTTGGTTGAAGTTCGGGTGGTGTCTGGCGCCGGCCGCGGCACATCGGTCGGCCATTGCAGATCGGCGGGCCAGTTGCCCGCAAAGAACAACATCACGCGCTCGTAAGTCTCAGTCCGGCAATCGCCACCGCGAAGCAGACCGTCGAAGAAGTCGCCTTTTCTGCAGAAACGCATCGAGATCGCCCAATGCGTCAGGTTCTCGTGCGCGCCCAAACTGGCAGCGAGCGTCAGCATGTGCCGCTTGTGGCCGCCCACCGTCAGAACGCTGTCGCTCCGGACGGCAGCCATGTTGTCAAAGGCAAGTTCTGGGCAGAGCCAGAGAGCCATCGTGCGTCGAAGTGATCGCGGGAAAACGCCGATCATGCCGCCCTTGCCTTTCTTGGTCGGCGGGACGGCCGCGGAATATCGTCCGGCCATGCAAGGTCTTCCGGCCAGTTGTCGTCGAGCCACCCCAGCATCTTGGTGAACGACCCGACCGTGCAGCCTTTACCTTCGCGAAGGCGCAGAACGATCCGCGTGTGAACTCCGGCCCGTTTGGCCAGCGTCTTGTCGCCCCTGTTGAGGTGCGCAGAGAGCAGGTCGACGAGCTTGATGATGTGTTGCGTGTCCATGCCCCCAAAATGCATTTCTGCATCACGCTGTCAATGCGAAAATGCATCTTTTTGGACAGGTCTCTCCCACCTTGTGTTTCGGCTTGCATGGGTTATTTTTGCACCATGTTATCTCTTGAGAGCATCTATGAGACCTTGGAGACCCGCCGGAAGGAGCTGGGGTTGTCTCAAGCTGAGGTGAGCGTGAAAGCCTTCGGTCGCGCGGACAACTCTGCCTTTCAAGGCATCAGGCGGGGGGCATGGCCTTCGGTCCAGAAACTCCAGGCTTTGGCAGATGCTCTGGGGCTCGACTTCAGTTTCGGCCAACCGAAAACACGGCGGAAGCCTCCTGAAGTCGTCATTCATGTTCAGGGTCAGGACTACGCCTCCGTCCCGCTCTACGCAGCCGAGGTATCGGCCGGTCCCGGCGCCGAGAATGACGGCGTCGAGGTGATCGAGCAGCTGGCTTTTCAGCGCGCTTGGCTCAGGAAGATGAACGTCCGGCCCGCCGATGCCTGCCTTCTCCGCGTCCGCGGCGACAGCATGTCCCCGGGCCTGCGCGACGGTGACGTGGCCCTGATCGACCGCGCCCGCACGCGCATCCGCAACCACCGCGTCTATGCCTTCGTCGACCTCGACCGCCAGGCCAGGATCAAGCGCCTGCAGCATCTGGACGACAGCACGCTCCTGATCCGCTCCGACAACCCCGACCACGAATGGGAGATCCGCAAGGACGGCGACATGAACCGCCTGACGATGATCGGAGAGGTCGTCTGGTCCGGCCACAACTGGACGAAGTGACCTGCCGGCGATATCGATCCGGTACGGGACCGATATTGCCACCAACATTCTGAACGGAGGAGGAAATAATGAAGACTGGAATAGTGCTGCTCGGCCTTGCCTGCCTGGCCATGGTCGCTTGCACGCCGACCGACGGCATCGTGGCCGAATTCAACGGCGACAGCGTCACGATCCGCCAGCCGACGGTCGTCAATATCCCTGGCCTGACGCCTCAGATCGAGGCCGAAGCCAGCCGCATCTGCGGCACGGCAGACAAGCGTGCCGAGTTCGCCTCGACGCTCCAGCCGCCGTCGGCTGCCTATGCCGATCATCTCTTCCTGTGCCTCTAGACGGCCCGAGACGGCCCGAGACGGCCAGAAATCGCTTCCCAGTTCGGCCCGCGGGCGCACTCCGCCTGCATCTGCCTAAGCCATTGTCATAGCGGCCAGAAACGCCTTCTGGGAACCGCTTTCGCTTCTGGGAACGGCGCTTCCCAGTTCCAAGACCCCGCCAGACACCCTCCATGCGGCGTGGCGGCGCTGTAAACTCCGGAAAAACCCGGGATTAAAGGGCACTTAGCGACTTTTCACGGGGCTGACCGGCTTGACGTGCAGATCGGCCTTGCGGGCTGCCGAAGGCCCTCATTTCTTTGTCACTGCAAGACTGTGGCGATCCGTGTAGGATGTCCTGGCCGGCCTTTGTCGGTGT